GACAGATAAAACACACGAATTTGGCATAGCGGTGCTATTGCCCACAAGAGGTAGATCGGAAGCACTGGAACGCAGTGTCAAGAGCTTGTTTGACTTGGCTGACAATCCAGATCGAGTCCAGCTCATGCTGGGCTTTGACGAAGATGATGCAGAAGGTGTAACAGCATTTGAAGAGCTGTTACAGCCGTGGCTGGATGAACGTGATATCAACTACACAGCAATGAGCTTTGAACCTTTGGGATACACACGGCTCAATGAATATGTAAACACTCTAGCTCATGCTTCTGATTCTGATTGGGTATTTTTCTGGAACGATGATGCTTTCGTAGAAACCAAGGGCTGGGACACCGTGATTGAAAGTCATACTGGCGAATTCAAATTATTGGCTGTACACACTCACAACGATCATCCTTACAGTATATTTCCTATAGCACCACGAGCCTGGTTGGATCATATGGGACATCTTAGCCCACATCAGATTTCGGATGCTTGGTTAAGTCAACAGGCCTATATGTTGGATATCTGGGAACGTATTCCAGTTGATGTGGTACACGATCGTCATGATCTAACCGGCAACAACGATGATGCCACTTTCCAAAACAGGATCATGTTTGAAGGCAATCCTGCTGATCCAAGAGACTTCCACAATCCAAAATGGAGTGCTTTCAGGATTGAGGAATGCGAAAAGTTGGCTGGGTATATGCGTAGCAAAGGTATATCTACCATCTGGTGGGAAGATGTCAAAACAAACCGACAAGATCCTTGGGACAAACTCAAGCTCAATGATGTCAATAAACAGATGGTGCAGTTCAATCACATACCCGGAACCTCAATTAGAATATGATCACAGAAACTTTAGAAGAAAAAATCAAACGCTACTGGAACATTCAACCCTGTAATGTACGCCACGGCCAAAGCGAACCTGGCACCCTGGATTTCTTTCAACAGGTATCAGCACGTCGTTATCGTGTGGAACCACACATAGCAGAATTTGCTGGATTCCATTTATGGGCTGGCAAGCGTGTGTTGGAAATTGGGCCTGGTATTGGATCGGATGCCGCCGAGTTTGCCAGGAATGGTGCTGAATACTATGCCATCGACTACAGTGATGAAAGTGTTCGATTAGCACAGAAAAGATTTGAAGTCGAAGGTCTCGAAGGCGAATTTAGATCGGGAGATGCAAGTGATGCCTCATCTTATGCAGGGTTGCCTCAAATGGATTTGGTCTACAGTTATGGTGTGATACATCATTTTCCTGCACTAGATCGTATCGTGGAAAATGTACACGCAATACTAGCGCCAGGCGGTGAATTTCGTTTCATGGTCTATGCCAAGAATTCGTGGAAGCAAGCCATGATCAACAAAGGTCTGGATCAGTATGAAGCACAGGCTGGATGTCCTTATGCCCGTAGTTTTGGAAAAGAAGAGATTGCTGACATATTAGGAGATGGATTTGAAACATTGAGGTTGCGTCAAGACCACTGTTTCATGTATAATATAGACAAGTACAAGCAAGGGCAATACGAACTAGAGCCCTGGTTTGCAGCCATGCCAGATGCCATGCGTGAAGCTGTGAGAGAATACTTGGGTTGGCATTTACTTGTTAAAGCTCGGAAAAAATGAAAAAGATCTTGGTAAGTTGGACGGATGTTGAGAATCAAACGCAAGAAATATTACGACAACTACACCAGGATCAATGGCGCCCAGACTATGTGGTGGGTCTCACTCGTGGTGGTCTTACACCAGCCAATCTAATCAGCCAGTATCTTGGTTGTCCCATGTTCTCATTGGATGTGAGCCTGCGTGATAATCAAACGGGACCTGGTCCTGAAAGCAACTACTGGATGGCCGAAGACGCATTTGGTTATGTTCCTAGATCCTATGCCGCAGACAGTGATCAACTGATGACTGAAACCTTGCTAGGTGGTGATGGATCATTTGACTACACCATGCATGCCAAGAACATCTTGGTTGTGGATGACATTAACGACACTGGTGCTACCTTGAACTGGATACAACGAGACTGGAGAGACGGCTGTTTGCCCAGTCATCCGCGATGGAACGGAGTATGGGGTCGTAATGTTAGAGTGGCAGTGCTATACGACAACGAATCCAGTACAAACCGAATGGATATCAATTACTCAGCTGTAAACATCAACAAAGCCGAAGACGACTCTTGGATTGTGTTTCCTTGGGAAGACTGGTGGACCAGATAGAAAAAAATTATTAACCGCATTACAACCATCTAAATAAACATATGAAAATAAAAGTAAGTGAATTGTTTTACTCCATACAAGGAGAAGGACGTTACATGGGTGTGCCTAGTGTATTCCTAAGGACATTTGGCTGTAATTTCCGTTGTCAAGGATTTGGTATGCCCAGAGGCGAGCTCAGCACAGATGCAGATGATATTGCTGAGATACACGGTGGATATCCATTTAAAAGTTACGGAACCTTGCCATTGGTCACGACCGGCTGTGACAGCTATGCTTCATGGCATCCAGACTTTAAAGAACTCAGTCCAGTAGTAGAAACTACTGGCATTGTCGATCGTATCATGGAGATACTGCCAATCAAGCGTTGGGAATCAGAACATCTTGTGATAACAGGCGGAGAGCCATTGTTAGGCTGGCAACGTGCTTATCCAGAATTACTGGATCATGCTAACATGGCTGGACTAAAAGAAATCACGTTTGAAACCAATGGCACCCAGAAACTTACTAAAGAGTTTAGACAGTATTTGTTAAATTGGACCTTGGGCAATCGATCTCGTGGGCGTGATGCATTGACTTTTAGCGTCAGTGCCAAACTTCCTGGCAGTGGTGAGAAATGGGAAGACGCTATCTGTCCAGAGATCGTGCGTGAATACGAAGAAGTAGGTACAGCGTATCTTAAATTTGTTGTGGCTTCAGAGCAGGATATTGGTGATGCCGAATGTGCCGTCTCGGCCTATCGTACAGCAGGATTCACTGGACATGTGTATCTCATGCCTGTAGGTGGGGTGGAAAGTGTTTATACATTAAACGCAAAGAACGTGGCATTGGCAGCAATGAAACGTGGATGGCGCTATAGTGATCGACTACAGGTGCCATTGTTTAAAAATGAATGGGGTACTTGATGGCTTTACAAGATAACATAAGCACCTGGATCCGCGACTATGCCGAAAGTGCTGGCATGCGAACATTGGTAATAGGTATTTCAGGTGGTATTGATAGTGCTGTGGTCAGTGCCTTGTGTGCCAGGACCGGATTGAATACTATAGCAGTGACCATGCCCATCCGACAGAGACCCGATTTACACGATCTCAGTATGCAACAAGGTGTTTGGTTATCACAGAACTTTGACAATGTGCGCCATGAAATTATTGATGTGACTCCGGTATTTGATGTGTTTGAAGCCCGTTTAAATCAATATGATAACCTATTAGGTATGGCCAATAGCCGTAGCCGTTTAAGAATGGTCACGCTATATCAGATTGCACAAAGTACTCAAGGACTTGTGGTTGGCACTGGCAACAAGGTTGAAGACTTTGGTGTGGGATTTTACACCAAGTACGGTGATGGTGGCGTAGACATCAGTCCAATTGGTGATTGTTACAAGACCCAAGTATGGCAAATGGGCCGTGAGCTTGGTGTGTTACAAGAAATAATTGATGCCGCACCCACTGATGGCTTATGGGACGATGGACGTACTGATCAGGATCAACTGGGTGGTTTGACCTATGCTGAACTAGAGTCTGCTATGCGTATGGATACAGGTGAGATTGTTACTGATAGCCCATCCATGCACGATATTTTAAACAAATATCGTGCAATCCGTGCCCGTAGCCTACACAAGATGAATCCTATTCCGGTCTATCAAAATATTTAGGTCACCCAGGAAAAGTCACATAAATTATACACAAGATAACTTTAAAGGATACGAAATGGCAAAAATTGGATTTATTGGTATTGGAAAATTAGGATTGGATTGTGCCGAAGTAATGGCAGAAAAACACGAAGTTCGTGGATACGATATCTACCCAAGGACTAGCAACAGCGTACGAGTGTGCGGTATTGAGGAACTGGTAGACGAAAGCGAATGGATTTTTATTGCTGTTCCGACTCCGCACGCGGAAGGCTATGATGGATCAGTTCCAAGTAGTCACATGGATCCCAAAGATTTTGGACATGATGCTGTAATTGATGCTATCAACAAGGTTAATACAAATGCTAAAACCAGCAAAAAAGTCGTGTTGATTAGTACAGTATTACCTGGAACTACAAGACGCAAGTTTATTACCTTGCTAGATCCTCGACATCAATTTTTATACAACCCTTATTTGATTGCAATGGGTTCAGTAAAATGGGACATGGCCAATCCAGAAATGGTCATCATTGGCACTGAAGATGGTGAATTAACTGGTGTTGCTGGCGAACTTATTGCCCTATACAAAACGATCATGAACAACGATCCACGGTATGAAATTGGTACTTGGGATGAATGTGAAAGTATCAAGATTTTTTACAACACATTTATCAGTGCCAAAGTTGGATTAGTAAACATGATACAAGACTTTGCAATGAAGATCGGCAATATCAATGTTGATGTAGTTACTAATGCTCTTGCTCGTAGTACCATGCGTATCATGGGCCCCAAGTACATGACAGCTGGTATGGGCGATGCAGGTGCTTGCCATCCAAGAGACAATATCGCCCTGCGTTGGTTAGCTGAAGAATATGAAGTAGGCTACGACTTGTTTGACACCGTGATGCACGCCAGAGAATTACAGGCCAAGAATTTAGCATTATACCTAGTTGAACAGGCCAAGTTATTAAACTACCCTATCGTGATCCATGGTAAAGCCTACAAACCCGATGTGGAATATTGTATTGGAAGCTATAGCACTTTGGTTGGACACTACATCAAAGAAGCCGGACATAAAGTGGTTTATGTAGATCCTTTAGCTGACAATTCCGAAGATGTTGTCGCCGCAATTGATACTCCGGCAGTGTTTTTATGGGCACACAACAGAAAGATCACTTATGAATATACCGGTGATCAAGTAGATACCCAACCCTATTGCGAAATTAAACCCGACAGCATAATCGTCGATCCGTGGCGTAAACTTACTACTACTCGTAAGGATATTGTAATAATACAATACGGTAATACCAGACCTTGATGGGTATAGGCTACTACGGCAAGCGGGCCATGAGCAATGCTCAGTACGACAGCTTTGCAAACCAAGCTGTGTTTGAATACCGTCGATGTTGGTGGCCTCGTAGATGTTATGCAACAGGAAGATGGTTATTTGGTACTGTTGCGGTACGTGGATACATTGAAGAAAATGATCTAAAACTGCCACGTCGACTAGATGTGCTACAGTCAAATGTTTTTCTAACCGCAGTGATGTTTCAAGAACGTTGGTATCACAGAGATGAAGGATTGATGTTAATGTTAAAAAAGGAATCAAATGGGACTCTTTGATCGCTTTCGCAAGAAGCCAACCGTAGTCAAGGCAACAGAAACACCCAAGCCACGGGCACCAAAAGTGCCAGAAAAGACTGCCAAAGAATTGGCCACCGAACGAGGTGAGCCGTACTTCAATGTTGTGTCAATGGAAATAGATCCCAACAACATACACGCTGGTGCCTTTGAGTTTGACTGGAATGAAAAGATGATTGCTGACTTGGTCAGGCACGGTTACATGATGAAAAAAGACGACAGCGATGCCGACATTGTAGATCGTTGGTTCCAAAATGTGTGCCGTAATGTAGTGCTTGAAACTTGGGAACAGGATCAGGCCATGAACGGCAACAGGATCATTCGCAGCAAAGACATTGGTGATGGTAGGTCTGAAGTATCGTGATCTTGTATGTAAATGGTGATAGTCACAGTCTTGGCAACAATGTAAAAGATAAAACCAAAATTTTTGCCAGCCTATTATCACAAGCGTTAAATTTTGAGTTGGTTAATGCGTCTAAATCGGGTGCAAGTAATGATAGCATAATTAGAACCACCTGTAATTATTTGGCCAACAATCAACCAGATTTAGTTGTGATTGGTTGGAGTACCTGGGAACGAGAAGAATGGGAGTATCAGGGACAATTTTATAATATTAACTCTTATCACGGTGCTATACCAAAATCGTTAATCACAAAATACAAAAACTGGGTTACTGAACAAACTCCTGAGACCTTGATAGAAAAATCACAACAAATACACGAAAAGATATATAAATTACATTGTGAGTTGATAGAAAAACAAATACCTCACGTGTTTTTTAATTGTATGTACAATTTTTTTGAAATAAAAAATCAACAAGATTGGAATAACAGTTATGTTGGTCCATATGAAAACGATTCAAGTTACTATTGGTATCTTAAAAACAGGAATTTTGTAACCGATAATTGGTATCATTTTGGTGAAGATGGACATCAGGCCTGGGCAAATTTTTTGATTGACTATATAAAAGAAAACAAACTACTATGATATTATATGTAAATGGCGACAGTCACGCAGCGGCAGCAGAAGCAGTCAATCCCCATGCATTTGCCGAAGATGATCCAGCATACTTTTTTTCTGGCCGTAGACCACACCCAGATAATCTTGTGGTCAGTTGGGCAAAACAACTCAGTCAAACTTTAAGTTCTGCTCTACATCTCGACGCTGAAAGTGCCAGTAGTAATGCTAGAATCATTCGCACCACACGGGCTTGGTTGGCCGAACGTGCCGAGACTGCACACAATGTCTTGGTCATTATACAGTGGAGTACCTGGGAACGAGAAGAATGGAGCTATGATGGCGTCACTTACCAGGTCAATGGCAGTGGTATTGATCAAGTTCCACCTGAAGCAGTTGACCGATACAAGAATTTTGTAATCAACCTTGATTGGAAAAAGAAAACTCAACAAGCACACGACGAAATTTGGACATTCCATCAAGAACTTAAAAAACAACGGATTCGCCATATATTTGTGAATGGTAACAACGATTTTTCCAAGATCGCCAAACAGAAAAAATGGGGAACCGATTATATTGGCCCATATGATCCTGCTCAGACATATGATGCCCTAATACGGGCACAAGGAATTGAAACAGTAGCACCCAATTCATACCATTTTGGCAAAGATGGCCATAGCTTTTTCCACCGTTTTATGTTACAATATATTATTGCAAACAAATACATTTAAGGTGGTGCCATATGCGGTATGTGTTAATTGACACAGCAAACATGTTCTTTAGAGCAAGACATGGTGCTTTCAGAGCCAGTGATACCTGGGAAAAAATTGGATTTGCCCTACACATAACCTTGATGGCCGCTAACAAAGTAGCACGTAGATTTGAAGCAGATCACGTGGTGTTTGCCCTGGAAGGACGTAGCTGGCGCAAGGATCACTATAAGCCTTACAAGGCCAATCGTGCTGTGGCCCGTGCCGCACTCACAGAAAAAGAAGCAGAAGAAGATGCCATGTTCTGGGAGACCTATGATAATCTTACTAAATACTTGTCTGAAAGAACCAACTGTAGTGTTGTCAGATGCCCAACAGCGGAAGCCGACGATATTATAGCAAGATGGATTGCCCTACACCCCCAAGACGAACACATAGTTATTAGTAGTGATACTGATTTTGTACAATTATTAGCCGCCAATGTCACGCAATACAATGGCATTACGGATGAGTTATTGACCATAGAAGGAATCTTTGATGCCAAAGGTAACCAGGTTATCGATAAGAAAACAAAACAAGCTAAAACAATTCCTGATCCAGCGTGGCTTCTGTTTGAAAAATGCATGCGGGGCGATAGTAGCGACAATGTGTTTAGCGCCTTCCCGGGTGTCAGGACAAAAGGCACCAAGAACAAGGTCGGGCTCCTGGAAGCATACTCAGACAAAGACCGAAAAGGGTACAACTGGAACAACATGATGTTGCAAAGATGGACCGATCCAGATGGGGTAGAACATAGAGTTCTAGATGATTACGAACGCAACAGGACCTTGATTGACTTGACAGCACAACCTGAAGATGTTAAACTCACAGTAGATACCGCTATTTGCGAACAGATCAGTCACAAGGATGTGGGACAAGTAGGAGTGAGATTCATGCAGTTCTGTGGCAAATACGAATTGAACAAGTGTAGTGAAAGCGCCGAACACTTTGGTCGCTGGATGAATCAAACCTATTCAGGATTGTTAAATGCTTAGATTGTGGCAGACACTATCAATCATAGGCATAATACTCTTGGTAGTTTTTTTAATACGCAATTGGCCTGAGGAACACTCAGCAAGATATGATTGCGGAATATTGATTGGTGGATGGCATCCTGATGTGCCGCCGTCAGTGCAAGAACAATGTAGATCAAGGAGACAAGATGATCGTAGCTAAACCCGTAATTGACAAGCAGTTCTGGATATTACAAAGAGATGAAGAAAAAATTGGCAACGTGGAAGCCTGTGCTGGCGGATACCAAGTCCGGATAAACAATCAGATCACACAATACAAAACCATACGCATGGTGGAACAACGTACCGGAGTACGTTTTGAACCGCCCATGATTAGGACTAGGCCCAAGTCAACCGCAAATTCAGTGCATGGTTATCCCACTGTGGGCCGAGTACACAATCCTGTATGGGACGTACCACATGCCTTGCCTTTGTATACCAAGGGTGCCAAGAGTCGTAGTTGGTTTGCGGCCGGTTGGTATTCAGTCAAGAAAGGTCGTAAGTGGAAGATTGTACAAGATCCCAAACTCATAGTGTTACAGCGTTACCCGTATCACGGGCCATTTTATAATCAACAGGAGATTCCAAATGTCTAATCCGTTTCAAGATCAAGCCAGTTTCATGAGAGCCTGCGGGCAAACCATTGGCGTTGAGAATCGTGATCAATATGCACTATATCTTGATTTAATCCGAGAAGAAGTGCAAGAACTTGAAGACAGCCAACATCCAGTCTCAGACCTTGATGCCTTGATTGACATCTTGGTTGTGACCATTGGTGCTATCCATAGTATGGGTGCCGATCCTGAAGGTGCCTGGAACGAAGTCATGCGTAGTAACCTTGACAAGATTGATCCAGAATCTGGAACAGTACTCAAGCGCGGCGATGGTAAAGTACTTAAACCCGAAGGGTGGACGCCACCTTGCTTGGATCCATATTTGAACGAGGTCCATCGGTGAGCCTACACATAAATCGGTTCATTGACCGTGTGCAAGGACAAGATGCTAGAGGTGGTCGCGACTTGGTCATGACCATGACCGAAGCAAAAGACCTATTAGCGGACATTACACGCCTGTTATTAGACCTGGAAACTGTGCGTCGAGCTGTTGTAAATACCCGTAGTGAAGAAACAATCACCATTAAAATGGATGGTGGTAGTTTTTAATATTGGTATATTACGGTCATAAATACTAAACCATGAGTAGACCCAAGCCAACTGTACTTGCTGAGATCACAAATCGTACTACCTATAAGACCGAACAGGTGTTAGGTAGCGAAGGAGTATGGGCAGTATTTTATGACAGCAAGCCTATCAATCTCAAAACATCAAATCTCTTGGTCCAGTATCCAGGCCCAAAATACAAAAAAGTCAGTTTCAGTAATCCTGGTCATGCCATCAACCTGGCAAGAAAGTTGAACACACAGTTCAAGACCGACAAGTTCTCGGTCGTGGTACTCAAGCAAGGCGATAGGATCTTTCCTTAGTGTGCGCGATCAAAAGAAACAACTCACACACGATCTAGTACGACAGCTTGACCCTGACCTTGGCATAACTGAAAAAGTGGCCATGCACACTTGGTGGCACAACACAAGACCCACGGGCGGCATGCGCTTGACCAGTACCGGATATGCGGTCTTCAGCAAGGATCTTGATCTTGCTCAATACAGTTTTGATCTTGACGATCCCTATGTGTTGAATGGTGCCATGATTTTAGAAATGGATCAAAAATTACAGATGCCCTATTATATCTGGGCAAAACGATCTGGATGTTGGAAGATCATCTTGTTCGGCAGTTCAGAAGCCATGGTGGCTACCTTGTATGGAGATTTCAAAAGGTGGCTTGACAACTACCAACCCTAGTGTTATAATAAATAGATTACAAAAAGAATTGTTGTAATTCCTTTGTAGCAAAGGCATTGTGGACGTGGGTTCGATTCCCACCACCTCCACCCAAGTATATTCGACCCGATGCGCGAACGGGTGACATGTAACAGAGTATACTTGATTGGGGGTGACCTGGTTTCGACATGGTGAGATAGCGAAAGAGGCAACACAGTAGGCGATGACTGTAAATCAAGCAAATCTCGTAAATGCAAAAGCAAATACAGGCGAAGTAACTGTTTCTGG